AAAGCATGGAAGGCGTTTTACGACGGGGGTCCGTGTTAAGGCAGGCTGCTCCCAAAGGGGCCAGGGGCGTCCACCACGCCCGTCAAGGATTACGGAAACAAGGGAGCGGCGGAAACGTGGGCCTCCAAAAAATACCGGCTGGACCGCCGGCGGAACCCGCCGCCGTTGGGGTTCCCCTATGGGGTGTCATGGCCGTCGGCAACGCTGCAGCCGATTAAGGGGATCGAGGTTCAACTGGTGGGTGGATACGGCAACGCAGCGGCGGTTCCGGCGGCGTACAAGCAGGCGATGTATCTGTTGATTGAGCACTGGTACCTCAATCGCTCCGAGGTGACCATCGGCAACACGGCCGCATCGGTAAGCAGGCGGATTGAGCTCGGCGTTGAGGCGCTGCTCGCGAATTACAGGATCAATTGAGACAGGCAGGCGAATACAAACATCGGGTGGTGATTGAGACACCCACCGAAACCCGCTCGACGGGCGGATCGCAGGAGTTTTCATGGGCGACGTTCGTGAGTCGATGGGGGCGTGTCGTGCCGCGGGGCGCGCGCGAGTACCTCAACGCGCAGGCGGCGAACGTCGAGATGGATTGGATGTGGGAGATCAAAGGCCGCGCCGCCGTCACGACGAAAATGCGTCTCGTGTTCGACTCCCGGTACTTTGCAATCCTCGGTGTGCAGAGCCCCGACGGGAAGAGCCCGGCCAATGCCGACATCTTGCACCTGCTCTGTCGCGAGGGCCCGGTGAGGAGCGGTGTATGATTCAAGTCCTCGGTGTGCGCAATCTCGACCGTGATTTCGACCGGCTAAAGGGCATCGCTACAACCACGGAAACGCGACGGGCATTCCGCGCCGGATCTGGAGTGATGCGCGATGCCATCAGGTCAGAGCAGCCGCGAGGAACGAAGCGCGGGGGTTCCAGAAACCCAGGACTGCTGAAGAGAGCAACAATCAACTTCCTTGGGCGTAGAAGGCGCAAGGGAGAGGATATTACCGCATTTGTCCGCGTGAACGTGCTCAAGGGCCGCGTACGCGCTCCGCATGGCCACTTGGTCGAATTCGGAACTGGCGAGCGGCGGGCGAAGTCGGCAAAGTTCATGACATTCAGCGGCAATGGGCAGATCATTCGTCGTCGCACGGTACGAGGCGTGCCTGCAAACCCAGCCTTTAAGCGCGGCGTATCGCGTAGCGGGGGCCGGGTGCTCGACGCCGTGACGGCAAGTCTTCGTAAGCAGATTGAGAGCAAATAAGTGTACAACTACACCTACACAATGGAAGATGGCAGCGTCATTTCAGTGCTCGCCGAAAACGTCACAGAGTCTATCAATGAACTTCGGGAGATCTCGCAAGCGATGGTTTCGGAGATGGAATGCTCTGATACAGAACAAGGACCATGGGCCGCTTAGTCGATGACCGTTGAGCAGCTCATCTATGACCGGCTGCTGGCTAATGCCACCATCGCGGCCATTGTTGGAACGCGGGTGTTCCAGGACTACGACAAGAGCCCCGAAGACCCCAATGCGGCGGCGCAAGCGTTCATCGTGTTCGGGTTGGAGCGCGAGCAGGAAACCGAGGACATCACGAAGGTCAATTCGTGGTGGCAGGCAGAGTACGCGGTTGCATGTGTCGCGACAAAGCCGGATGACAAAGTGGCGCTCTCGAATGCGGTGAAATCCGAACTCAAGGCGATTCGCGGCACGACGAGCGATCTGATTATCAAGGACTCAACCTTGCGGGATGCGGCCGATCAGGTGAATGACGAAATCTTTGCGGCGCGCCTGCACATGCGCACGGTTTATCAGGAGATCTGGTGGAGGAACACGTGATCGAAGGTTGGATGATCGAAGCGGAATTACAGTGGCTCGCCAAGATTGCGGCGCAGGTGCATTCCTCCGCCGAGGTTGGCTGCTGGAAGGGCCGTACAACGTCCGTGCTTCTGGAGAACACCAAGGGCCCCGTCTATGCCGTCGATCACTGGAAAGGCTCTGAAGCGGAGCGCGACGGAGCGCACCGCGAGGCAACAGAAAGAGACATTTTCGCAGACTTCATGGGGAACGTCGGGCACTTCTCAAACCTTTGCGTCCGTCGCGGATATAGTACCGAGGTTGCACCGGCGCTCCCCTTGATCGACTTTGTTTTCATCGACGCGGGCCACACCTACGAAGAGGTGAAAGCCGATCTGGAAGCATGGACGCCGAAGGCGCTTTGTATCATTGCGGGGCACGATTACCAATATCCAGAAGTGCAGCGGGCGGTCAATGATAAGTTTGGCGACAGCGTGAAGGTCGCACCGGGTACGACTATCTGGTACGTAGTGAAGCCGCTCCCGCGCACTGTAATGATTGGCACTCCCTGCTACGGCGGGCTGATGACGATCCCCTATCACGTCAGCCTGTGCAACACGCTGGAGTATCTGCGGCTCAATGGCATTGGTTACGATCCGCGATACAAGGATGGAGATTCGCTCGTCCCGCGAGCCCGCATATCACTATTCGGGGACTTCTTATCGTCCAAGGCCACACACCTGCTGTTCATTGACGCCGATATCGACTGGAAGGCGCGAGACGTGCTGCGAATGGTGAAGGCTGACAAGCCTGTGCTCGCAGCCATCTATCGAAAGAAGCAGCCAGAGGAACAGTATCCGATGAACTTCTTTCCCGATACCTTTCATGACCTTCCATTCGACCCAGAGAGTGGATGCTTCGAGATCAAGGATGCACCCACCGGGTTCCTGATGATCCGCCGTGATACTGCTGAGCGGATGGTGGAGGCGTACGCTGATCGACGCTGCATGATCGGTGAGGGTGGATGGGACGCCGAGTGCAACCGAAACACCTTCGATCTGTTCCCCTGTTTCACCGATGACGACGGCATGTACCTCTCCGAGGATTACGGCTTTTGCAGGCTGTGGCAACGGATCGGCGGCAGGGTGTGGATGCTTCCCGATGTCGAACTCGGGCACACCGGAAAACAGACGTTTACTGGCAAGATTTCAAATTTGATCACGCGCCATGAAGAGGCGCTTACACCGAAGGAGGCTTAACACATGGCACGTTATTCAACCGCTGGAACCGTTTTCCAGATCAACGCAGTGAATGTGGATGGCGTCGAAAGCATCTCTGGACCGACCGGAGAAAAGCCAGAGATTCCCACTACTTCGCTAGCCGATATTGCCGCAACGAGCGTTTCAGGCTTGCCGGATTATGGCGAGGTCACGCTCACCGTTTTCGACAATCCATCAGATGGTGGAAACGGCGACGTGTTGGAGAATTTCCAGGCGACCAACACCGTACTTCCATTCCGCATCATCCTGCCATTCTCCGGCACTGGCAACTCCATCAACTTTAACGGTTACGTCAAGAATTGGGCGCTGGATGCTCAAGGCGGAGCGGCTGGCCGCTACAACGCCACGATTCGCGTAACCGGAGCCGTCGTTCGCACCTAACCCCAGAAGGCACACCACCCCATGCCAACTTTTGTAATCGCAGGAAAACCGCATGAGCTTCAATGTGGAATCAAAGAACATGAAGCTATCTTCCAAATCACCGGAAAAAACGTCTTCGCTGGCGAAAACCCCATCACGGCCATCGGATCGTCCAACCTCACGCAAATCCTTCACTTGATGCTCACGCCAAAGGCTCCAACTCTCACGAAGGATGAAGTAGAGGCGGAACTCGACAGCACCAGGAAGATGGTGCAGGCGCTCAGGGCTATCACGGAGACTTTCAATGACGGCCTGGAGGATGCGGTAAAGGCCGAGGAAAACCCTTCTCCAGCGGCATAGGCATACGCGCCTTCTGCCGCTTTGACCTCCGCCTAACGGAGGCAGAAATCAACTCCCTTCCCCTCTCGGAAATCATTGCAATTCGTTCCCGCTGGCAAGCCGATCAGATGAAGCGCGAAAAGGAACTCCGATACATCTTGGCCGCGCTCACTGGCAACAAAGCGTTGCTCAATGATCAGCCCCGTGAGCACATCGGGCCGGGGCCGAAGCCTGAAGAATTGAGCGCACCGCTGGATAAGGCAGCCATGGAACTCTCGCGGCGATTTGCCGCTCTCGGCGTCTGATGGCATCCCTCTCACAACTCATCGTCAAGATCACCGGAGACACCTCCGGCTTCGAACGTGCTATTGCGTCCGCGCAGCGGCAGGCTTCGAACATGGCGGAGAAGTTCTCGGCGGCGGGAGCCGTGCTCACCCGAGCGCTTACCTTGCCTGCTGGCCTGGGCGCCGGGCTCGCACTGAAAGCGGCTGCGGACTTCGAGAGCCTGCGCCGCGGGCTTGAAGCTGTAACAGGCTCCAGCGAAAAAGCTGCGGTGCAGTTCGATCGCCTGAAGAAAGTCGCGGAACTCCCCGGACTCGGGTTTAAAGAAGCCGTCCAGGGAGCCATTAACCTCCAGGCGGCGGGCTTCTCCGCCAATACCGCAGAGCGGGCTCTTACCGCCTTTGGTAACGCGCTGGCGACCGTCGGCAAAGGTCGCGCCGAGTTGGACGGCGTGATTCTCGCACTGTCGCAGATCCAGAGCAAGGGGAAGTTTTCCGCTGAAGAATTGAACCAATTGGCCGAGCGGCTCCCACAAATCCGCCAAGCAATCAAAGCGGCATTCGGAACGGCGAGTACCGAGGACATTCAAAAGCTCGGCCTGACCTCCGAGCAGATCATCACCAAGATCATCGAGCAGTTTGAAAAACTGCCACAGGTGACGGGCGGGCTGCGAAATTCGTTCGAAAACCTACGGGACAACGCCGAGCGCGCGCTGGCCGCCATTGGCGAAGCTATCGCGCCCGCGGCGAACGCATCAATCCGCGCCATCGAGCCGCTTATCGCCAAAGCCGGGGAACTCGCCAGAGCCTTTGCCGCACTGCCAGAACCCATCCAGCAGGCGACGCTTGCGCTGATCGGTATCGGTGTGGCCGCTGGGCCGATTCTTACCGTCGTGAGCAACCTGAAGCAGTTGGAGGTTGCCTTGCTCGCCGCCGTGCGCGTGGCGTCCGGAAATCCCCTGGTGCTCCCGTTCCTCGCCGCTGGCGGCGCAATCGCTGTAACCGCTTCCAATCTTCGGGATCTGGAGGCACGGTACGATAGCGCGGCGGACCGGGCGAAAGGATTCCAGGACCGCATCAAAGATCCGCAGTTTCTCGCCGCGCTGAAAGAGCAGGCGGCGGGAGTCGGGAACTTCGGCATCACGCTCGCGAAGGTCGCCGCCGACGCGCAGGGCAGCGGGCAGGCGCTCGCAAATGCCTTCTCGACGCTCGGCATGAAGTCGAGCGCAGATCTGCGCAAGGAACTCCAGGCCGCGCAGGCTGCTCTTGAAACCATCCGGCAGGGGATGGCCTCCGGGGCCACCGATCATAACGATTACGCGGTGGCGACGGAAAAGGTCCGCGCCATCCAGGAGCAACTCAGCGGGAAACTCAAGGAAACCGCGCTCAATCTGCGCTCCATTGACTTCGCTGCAAAGTCGAAAGAGAACGAACTTTTCGCCGCAAGCATAGCTCGAATCGCCAAGGAATCCGATGCGCTACGCGATCAGATCGTAACTCTGCGCGCAGTCGGCGATGCATTCACCGAACTCGGCGAAGGGCCGCAGCTTTCCAGCAGTGTAGATGCATTTGCGCGGCTGGTGGAGGGGGCAAACAAGTACAACGACAGTCTGAAGCCACTTGAGGAGCGCAATCTCCGCTTCATCGAATCGCTTCAGAAGATGAGCACCGCGGCGGCGGTTACTGGCGAATCACTTCAGAACATCAAGGTTCCGGCAGTCCTTCAAAGTGTTCAGAAAGACATTATCCGTAAAACGTCGGTTCCGTTCAACAGAACAAATTCCCGAGAACTTACCGCCTTCCAACGTCAGGTATCGACCGTTCTCACCGACTTTTCACGCGGCGTGGCCGAGGCCATAGTGCAGGGCGAATCGCTCGGCGCGGTGTTCACAAAGATCGGCCAGCAGATTCAAACGGCGCTCATTCGCAATGCCGTCGAGCAGGGCGTCAAGGTGCTCGGGCGGGAACTCGGGAAACTTATCTCGCAACTTGGCGACGTGGGGAGAGCGATCGCCGGGGCCTTCGGCGGGGTGGCGCAATCGGCGGGCAACGTCGCCGGGGCCGCATCCGGAGCGGCAGGCTCAGCCGGAAGCGTTGCGGGCTCTGCGGCAGGGATCGCGGCGGGCGGCCTGGCTGGAACCATCACTGCAGTTTCCGGAATCGCCACGGCGGTGTTCTCCGCGCTGCAGTTCTTCCAGGGTCGCCGGATGGAGCAGGATATTGGGCGCATCGAGGTTTCCAATCGTGAGATCGCATCGCAGACGATCGCAATCCAGCAGCGCCTCGACCAGTGGCTTCCGTACCTGCAAAACACGGCGTATCTCGGAAGCATTGACGGAACCCTGAACCGTATCTATGAGGGGCTTTCGCAGTTGGACTTTTCGGGATTCGCGGGCGGCAAGGCTGCCCCGGTCACATTCAATATTTCCAACGATGACCCGAAGCAGGTAGCGCGGGAAGTGACGAAACTGCTGCGGCTGCAATCGCCAAGCTTCGCATAATGGCCTTCTCTGTCACAGTCAACGGGAGTGAGCGAGCAGGGAACGTCGAAGGGTATTCCATGTCGATCACGTGGAAACTCGGGGCGCGGCCATTTGCGCGCCTCAAGATGTTCACCGATGACGACTCCTACCGCCCGACGATCGGCCACGAAACGCTGATCAAGCCCAATGGCACGGATGCCGTATTCGGCGGCTCTATCGAGGATTTCACCGAGAGCAACCCCGGCAAATCGGCCAAGGTGGCCTACGATGTTTCGGTTACTGGGCACGAGCATCGGATGGATCGCAATCCAGTAAGCTCAGTTTGCTATGGCCGCCACTATTTCGAGAGCAACGCGATTTCTGATGTGTTGACCTTCCTCGAAGACAATCCATTCGAGGACGGCTACGCGGTCGCCGTGCGATCCACCGGAACGCCTCCGGCGCCGTTGAGTACAGACACGAAGTATTTCGTACGCGATCGCACATCGACAACGTGCAAGCTCTCAACAACCAGCGGAGGAAGCGCCGTCAACCTCACCGATGACGGTACTGGCTTTCACCACCTTGTCTACTACAGCGGCTCCGTGGTCAAAAAAATCAACGCCTTTTATGGCGGTCTGGAGAGCATCACGGATGGAACGATCAGTGACGGTGTAGCCGTAGAGCAGTACACGTGGGAATGGTCAAACGCGGCGGCGATGCTCGATGACCTTGCGCAGTTGAGCGGGTACGTGTGGTTCATTAATGCCGACAAGGAGCTATCCTTCGTCCCGCGCACGGCATTCTCTGCACCATTCAATATCAGCGATGACTACGCGCTGATCGACAGCCTGACCGTTCGATACACCCGCGAGGAGTACGCCAACAAGATCTATGGACGCATCGACGAGCGGGCCTTCGCCGCAACACTGGTAAGCAAAACTGGCGACGGCTCCAGGCGCATCTTTCGCGTGGCAACGCCGATTAAAGAGGTACTGTCGATCACGCTTTCAGCTGCAGAACTGAACGTTGGAATCTATGGCGAAAGCGGTGCTGATTGGTACTACGTCCCTGGCGACCACTGGATAATTCAGGATGCAGGCGGAACAACGCTCACCGGATCGGACACGATTTTCATCACGTACCGCGCACTCGGGGCCGATGCGGTGTTCGTCGAGGACTCCGCGGAGCAATCTGCGCGGGCCATCGTGGAAGGCTCCAGCGGCATCTACGGAAAGGTGGTGCAGTTCAACGGCATCTACACCCAGGCAGCGGGCGAGGATGCAGCGCAGGCGGAGCTGGACGCGAGGAAAGCCATTCCTGTGGAGCTTCGCTACCGCACGGATCAAGCTGGCCTGTTGCCAGGGCAGCTTCAAACGGTTACGCTGACCGCGCACGACATCAGCGGAGAATCGTACCTCATCGATGAGGTGACGGCAGAGGACATCGACGTTGGGCGGCTGCGCTACACGGTGCGCGCACTGAGCACGACGCGACTTGGCGACTACCTCAGCGTGTTCAAATCCTTCGTTGGCGGCGGGCGCTCGTCGGCATCTGGCGGCATCGGCGGAGGCGGATCTTCGATCAGCGGCGCGGTAGTTTTCTACTCCTACACGGCCACGGCAGACGCCACGGTTAGCTATGCAGTAGCTGCTGCAGAAACAGTGCTCGTCCTTGTGGTGAAAATGGACGCCACTGGCGGATGGGTGGTCGATCTCGATACGGGCGACTTCGGCGAACAGCCTGTTTTCGACAACGCGGCGGATGCTGTGAATCCCTCGATTTGGTACAGCGACGGCACAAAATGGCGGAGGCTCACAGAAATATGGCAGCACTAATTCTTCTACTCGTCTCCGCGGCCTTCGGGCAGCAGACCACTACGCGGCTCGACGTGGTGTACGGCGGATCCACGCCAGGGCGGATTCGCGGATTTGAGCAGGGCGTGCCGAAGGGCAATTACATCGATCTGGTTTGGCCTGCGTCGATGGCTGGCAATGGGAGCCTCACGTTCCCACGCGAAACCGCGACATTGATGGCGACCGAGAATCACCGATATAGCGCCAGCGATGGTTTCACATGGTACACGTTCCGCGCGCAAGGCTCGGAGGCTTCCCCGGCAGACATCAATGCCGGCGACTCACTTGGACATTGGACGGGCTACGGACGCACTGGCGGAACCTATACCCAGCTGGCAGGAGTCCAGTTGGTCGCGCCGACGACGACAACTGGCGGGCTAGACATCTACACCAAGAATGCCAGCACATACAGCCCCAGGATTAACATCAGCAGCGATGGCCATATCTATCCCTACGGCGTGAGCACGCAAGACGTGGGCGCATCGTCTGTGCGATTCCGTAAAGGCTGGTTTCTGGATCTCGACATCAGCGGGACCTGTACAGGTTGTGGAGGGACCCCGCCGATCACGTGGACGCTGGAATCCAATGCGGACATTCTCACGATGCAGCACCACTTGGCCAGCGGTACGGTCGCTCGAAATCTCCTCACTAAGTACAGCCGGGGCACGAATGCATCACCCTCGGATGCGGTTGCTGGTGATGCCGTGTTCACCGAGAAATGGCAATACTACGCTGGCGGCGCATACCGTGATGCCGGGGCGATCTTCGTCAATGTCCCATCGGGCGCGACAGTTTCAGCGACGAGCAGCCCTGGTCACGTCTCAATTTTTGGCGCCAAGCATGCGGAGACGGCAGGGACGGAAGTAGTTAGACTAGGGGCGCAGACTTTTTCCGAAACGCCCGCTTTCGGCGCAAAGTTTTTCGCTGGAGTGTTCCCGAGCGCAAATCAATCTCTTGACCTCGGAGCATTTGGGGTTGAGTGGCTGACGCTGTGGGCTTCCCGCATCCGCACATCGAGCACGACAAACATCGATTTCTATCCAGGCAACGCCGGCCGCTGGTCAATGAGTTACTCTGACGGAAGTTTTCTTCCCGTTACAGATTTTGGGCCAACGATTGGAAGTTCTTCGGCGAAGCCTGTGTCGGTGTGGTCTGCCGCCTTCAATACCTACACGCACAACTCGTGGGGCTCTCAGGTGCATAACTGGATCGCCGATAACACCGTCGAGTTGCGGATGTCTGCGCACGGCTCCAGCAATTTTTCCGCTGTTTCTCTGCGGAAAGCCAGGGGGACGAATGCCAGCCCGACGGCGGTAGCATCCGCCGACACGATCGGGTACATGCTTTATCAGGCATACAACCCATCAGGAGGATATGTCTATGCGGCGGCCAGCGAGGCGTATGTGGACGGAACGCCGAGTGGGTCAATAGTCCCCGGAGCGTGGCGAATATACACACAGAACTCATCCGGCACGCTAGCTCCGCGGCTGACCGTCCGCGCAAGCGGTGATATTGAAATCCCTGGCAACGTTACGATCAGCGGCACATGCACTGGCTGTGGCTCAGGAGGAACACCGCCGATCACGTGGAATCTCGACACTAACAACGACATCCTCTACATGGGCCATCATCTCGCCAGCGGAACGGACGCCAGACACATCCTGACGGATTACAGCCGCGGAACCAACGCATCACCTACCGATGCGGTAACCGGAGACCGGATTTTTGCACAGGAGTTTCGCTATCGAGCGGGGAGCGCATATAGGTCTGCGGGGGCACTGCTGGTGCATATCCCTACTGTTTCGGCATCCGTGTCCGCTTCCAGCAGCCCGTCCGTGGTATCGATCTGGGCGGTTGACCGGGCCAGCACGTCGAATGCAAAGGTCATCGAATTTGGGGCACACCCGACAGGGTTTGGAATCATGCCCTATCAGAACATTATCCCGTACGCCAATAACTCCATCGACCTTGGGTCTAGCGCTATCGAATGGTTCCAATTGTGGACCTCAAAAATAAAAACCAGCTCAACGCTGGAGTTTTACACAGGCAGTACCGCGCGATGGACGATGGCGAGCGGTACTGGCTCACTTGTCCCATCTACAGACGGTGGTCCAAATATTGGATCTTCCACGCTGAAGCCTGCCGACATCTGGGCGAGAGAGTATAACAGCTATACCGCGTCTGGATTTGGCACGCAAAGCAACTCCCTGTCGGCCGATGCAAACCTAAATTTCTACCTCTCTACCTTCTCAAGTTCTGCGGCTTCCGATAGGGCGAGTATCCAAATGCATCGCTACAGAGGATCGCTATCCTCGCCATCTGCTGTCACGGACAACGACTTGCTCGGCACGATCGCATGGCAGGGGCAGAGCAGCAGCGGGCTGGGAGTTGGGGCGATCATTCGTTCGTACGTGGACGGTACGCCTGGCAGCGGCTGGGTTCCTGCGGAGATTTTGTTCGAGGGCGTCGATGCCTTCGGGACGCTGAACGTCAATTTGACCATCAAGGCATCTGGAGATGTGCAGGCGCGCACTTGGTTCATCGCGCCGAACTTTAACGCGACCACGACGTATTACCACAACGGCACCGCTGGCCTTACGCAAACTATCAGCGTCCGCAAGGGCGACGATAGCGCAGCCTGCAATCTCGTGGTGAATGGCGGAATCATCACCTCAACCACATGTTAAAGACCTTGCCGCCGCGGACTTTCCTCCCGCGCGCCAAGCGGCGGGGCTCAGGGGTGGGGCCCCGCTACCCGAACTGGACGGGCAGAATCGACCACCCCGCGGACTTATGAAACTCACCACCCTATTAATTCTGACCGCTCTCGTGCTACTCGCCGAAAGCAAACTTACGGACGCGGATAAACTTGCGCTTGCCCGGGCAGAATCCGCCGCGGCAAAGGCCGATGCCGCGTTGACTGGAACCGTTGCCGCCGCGCAACGGCAGATTCAGGCGCTTGAGGCCGACGCGCGGGCGAAGGCCGAGGCGCGCGACAAACTCGCGGCGGATCTGAAGAAAAAGCTCGGGCTCAAGGATTCCTGCAGCTTCGATGCGCAGCAGGAGCCCTCTTGCCCAAAGGAGGAAGCAAAGAAGTGAACACTCAACGCCATGATCGAATCTTTTTCACGGCGCTCGCCGTTCTGACGCTGCTCGCCGTATCGCTCAAGGGGCAGGTGCTCCGCCAGGGCGACACGGAGGCCATTGTTGCGCCGCTCGGCATCCCATGCGAGCCGGGCGATATGACGTTCGGATTCTACCCCTGCCCGCCTGTCTCATCGCAAGGTGTGCTCGTGCATGTGCGGGCAGATGACTGGCGAAGCGGCGGCTTTGACGCCTACGCGGTCACAATCAATTACCGCACGGCGGACGGCGAGAAGAAGGCCGCAACGCTCACAGTGAAGCGGGAGCGGGACTTCGGTAAGGAATGGGACGACGGGTGGAGGGCTGTCGGTTTCAACGTCGGCCGCCTCGCCGTCGGGCCGCTCAGTGGAATCACTGTCGAATCGGTTGCCGTGGCAAAGGTTCCGGCGCCGGTCGTGATCACCGTCGGCAAGACAGACATTGGAGCACCAAGGTAGGTGTACCGCCTCCGCAACTTTTGGTTTGTGTTCGGGGCCACCATGCTTTTCCTGTGGTGGCTCCCGCGAGCGGTGAAGTGGCTTATGGAAGGACTGGACATCCTATGGCAAAGATCGAGCAGATAATTCGCAACGCCGTACGACGGGCGCTCCGCGCCGGGATCGGCGGAGCCCAGATCGCAATCTGGGTGCAGGAGGAACTCATCAACGAAGTTGACGGAGGGAGGAAGCGCGCGGCATGACGGCAAAGGTGAAAACGTACGGAACGATGGAGCAACATTTCCAAGTATCGCTCTACCTGATGCTCTTTTTCTTCTGCGTGGACTACGCTGCCGATGCGCTGGTGGCCTTCGGGCTTACCACGGTGAAGATAGGCGGCACACTTGGCCGCGATTCGTTCCTGGCCTTCTTTGGTGTCGCTATCGGAATTTTTCGCGGCATGAGCGGGGAGCAGAAACCTGATGGAAAGGCTGCTGGTGCCAGCGAACCTAACGGCTAAGTGCCCGTACTGCGGCGCTGTGCTCACCGTGATTCTCGGCTCGTATGTCGATTCACGGCGCGGCGGCTGTAAGCATGTGGCCGAAATTTCCCGGATTGATGAACAGATCTACGTAGCTTTCGAATGCCAGTCAAAGAAATCTTCATGACCCTCAGCCGCGGGCTGATGCTGGTTGTAACCATGATTATGATTCTGCTCGTCGCTAGGATCCAGCCAACCTCCGCACAGGGGACGACAAGCGAGCGCATTGCCGTCCAAGAGCAGCGAATTTACAACCATGAGCAAATGCTGATTCGGATGGAAGCGCGCATGTCAGTACTGGAGCATCAGATTTCGGCCAGCGCCACCGCGCTTGCTGAACAGCGGGCGATTATGCTTACGGCCGGCACGATATTTGCCTTTTTGCTCGGCGGACAATTGATTGTAACTCTCAGGAAGAAGCCCCAATGATGACCTCCATGGAACAACTTGTGGCGTTCGTTCGGAGCAACCGGACGCTGGGAATTGTGTGCCTGGCCGGGCTCGTCGTGATTGGCTTGAATTTCTGGCTGTGGCGATTCGCCGACGAGTTGGCTCTCGCGCGCCGCGCCTACCGCATCCCGCCGGCGGCTCCGCTCATGATCGTCACAAACCTCGGCAAAGCGCTCTGGGGCGTATCCCATATCCTTCTGGGATGGGCGCTGTGGCGGTCGAGGCAGGATCTCGCGTTTCGTGATGGGCGCCGATGGCCGTCGATCGCTTTGGCGACAAACTGCTTCACCTGCGCCATTGCGTCATTTGTCGATGTCGCCG